TAGTAAATATTTAAAATATTTGTCAGATGTTCGTTTATTAAAATTAAAAAGGGAACACGAGTATAAAACTTTACTACGAGATAAATTTGAATATTACACTGGTAAATCAGATCCTAGTGTATATCAGGAAAAACCTTTTGACTTAAAAGTACTAAAAACAGATCTTTCGTTGTATATGGATGCAGATCCTGAGTTACAACTTTTACAAACTCGTATAAATTATTATGAAGAGATTATGTTTTTTCTTGAAAAAGTTATCTATTGTTTAAACAATAGAGGATTTCAGATTAAGAATAGTATTGATTGGCAAAAATTTATGCAAGGTAGTATTTAATGTCTGACGTAGTTATCCAAAAAAAGAATGAAGTATATTTGACTGTTGAGTGTGAACCGCATATTAAATATGAACTATCGGAGTATTTCACATTTGAGGTTCCTGGCGCAAAATTTATGCCAGCATACAAAAAAAGATTATGGGATGGAACTATAAAACTTTTTAGTCCAGGAGACGGAAAAATATATTGTGGACTATACAAATATTTAACTGACTGGTTAGAAGAAAGAGATTACACATATGAAGATTTAGATAACAAATATTATGGAATGCCCAGAGAGTTTAATAGTTTTATTACTCCAGCAGCAATTGCTGATTATGTAAAACATTTAAAAATTCCATTTAAAGTTAGAGATTATCAATATAATGCAATTTTTCAAGCACTAAAATATAACAGAAGACTTTTATTGTCTCCTACCGCTTCTGGTAAATCGCTGATGATTTACGTAATTACAAGGTACTTTGTAGCCAAAGGGTCAAACGTCTTAATTATAGTCCCCACAACATCACTAGTAGAACAGCTGTGTGGTGATTTTGATAGTTATGGGTGGTCATCTGAACACAACTGTCATAAAATATATGCGGGAAAAGATAAAAATACAAACAAACAAGTTACTATAACAACATGGCAATCAATTTATAAGATGCCAAAAAATTATTTTGAAAAATATGATTGCGTTATTGGTGATGAAGCACATCAATTTAAAGCAAAATCATTAACTAATATCATGACAAAATTACATAATTGTAAACATCGTATTGGATTTACTGGAACTTTAGATGGATCAAATACAAATCAACTTGTACTAGAAGGATTATTTGGTCCAGTAAATAAAGTTGTCAAGACTAAACAATTAATTGATAAAGGATATCTTTCTGCATTAAATATTAGTATTTTATTATTACAACATGAGTCAGGTATATTTGATTCGTACCAAGAAGAAATGGATTATATTTGTACTTTACCTAAGAGAAATAATTTTATTAAAAATCTTGCATTAAATCAAACTGGTAATACATTAATTCTATTTGCTTATGTAGAAAAACATGGCCAAGTACTTTACGATATGATAAATAGCAGTGTTGCTGCTAACAGAAAAATATTCTTTGTCCATGGAGGGGTGGATACAGAAGACAGAGAAGAAGTTAGACGTATAACTGAAACACAAAATGATGCTATTATAATTGCTTCTTATGGCACATTTTCTACAGGAATTAATATTAAAAGATTACATAATATAATATTTGCAAGCCCTAGTAAATCTAGAGTAAGAAATTTACAATCGATTGGAAGAGCCTTACGTAAGGGAGAACAAAAAGATTCAGCAAAACTATTTGATATTGCTGATGATTTTTCTAAAAATGAAAGAAAAAATTATACATTAAATCATATGATAGAGAGAGTAAAAATCTATTCCCAAGAAAATTTTAACTATGAGATTATTCCAATTAACTTCAGGAGAAAGGAAGAATGACAAATGAATTTTACGGTATTATTAAATTAGTATCTTGTGAAGAAATTATTGGTAATATAGTAGTATGTGATGAAGAAAATGGATTTGTTATTCAAAATCCTTTCTCAATAGAAGAAACTATTATTGAAACTCCAATTGGAGAAATGGTGAAAGTAGAATTACGTCCTTGGGCTAAATTCTCCAAAGAAGAAATATTTTTTATAGAGAAAGATAAAACAATTACTGTATATGAATCTGATAAAAGACTTTTAAAAATATATAATAGAACACTTCATAAATACTTTACTGGTGAAGGAAGTAATAAAGTTAATCTTAATGAAGAGATGGGATTTAAAACTAAAGTGGATGATGCAAGATCCACATTAGAGAAGTTATTTAAAGATAGCTAATACTTCTCTTCAACCCTGACAGAGTTATTATACAGAGAATTTAGACACTTGTCAAGTCTTTTATTCTGTGTTATAGTAGGAACAACTAAAATAGCTAATATGCATCATGAAGAAAAAAGAACATTACGTTAATAATAAAGAGTTTCTTGCAGCATTAATTAATTATCGTCAAGATATTGAAATAGCTAAAATTAAAGAAAAACCTAGACCAAGAGTTCCTGAGTATATTGGTGAGTGTTTTTTAAAAATTGCAACTCATCTTTCTTATCGTCCAAACTTTGTAAACTATATGTTTAAGGATGATATGATTTGTGATGGTATTGAAAATTGTCTTCAGTATATTGATAACTTTAATCCAGAGAAATCTCAGAACCCATTTGCTTATTTTACACAAATTATCTATTTTGCTTTTCTTCGTAGAATTCAACGAGAGAAAAAACAACTTGATATTAAAACTCGTATCCTAGAGAAGTCAGGATTTGATGAAGTGTTTAGTGCAGATAGTTCTGCGATGGGTTATGATTCATCCACCATGAATAGTATTAAAGAGTCCCTTGAGATAAAAGTTAATAGATGACAATTGCTTTAATCACTGACCAGCATTTGGATGGTCGTAAAAATTCTCAGATCTTTTGGGATTATTTTTTAAAATTTTATGAAACTATATTTTTCCCATCTTTAAAAAAATATAAAGTAAAAACTATTATTGATCTTGGTGATACTTTTGATAATCGCAAAGGTATTGATTTAGGTGCATGGTATCGTATTAAAAAACATTATTACGATAGACTTGCGAGTATGGGTATTACTGTACATATGATTGTTGGAAATCATACAGCGTATTATAAAAATACTAATATTATTAATACTCCAGACCTTCTTCTTGAACAATATAAAAATATCCACATCTATAGTGAGGTAAAAGATATTATTGTAGATGGTCTTAAAATTACTATGCTTCCATGGATTAATTCAGAGAATCAAGAAAGTTCATTTAATCATTTGAAAAAAACAGATTCTACTGTTGTTATGGGTCATCTTGAAATTTCTGGATTTCAAGCTATACCTGGTCATGTATTTGAAGGTGGATTGCAACCAAGTTTCTTTGATAAATTTGATAAAGTTTTTTCTGGTCATTTTCATCATAAATCTGAACGTGGTAATATTAAATATCTCGGCAATCCATATGAGTTATTCTGGAATGATCATAGAGCAGAACGTGGATTTCATCTCATGGATACTAAAACTAAAAAATTAGGATTTATTAAAAATCCATATAGAATTTTTAGGAAACTTTTTTATAATGATTCTCGGATAGATTATACAAATTTTGATGCATCTGAATATAAAGATTCTTACATTAAATTAATTGTGGAGGAAAGATCTGATAATTATCTTTTTGAACAAGTTATTGAAAATCTTTATGATGTTGGTATACATGATTTAAAAATAATAGAAGATCAAAGTATTGATCTAAATGAAAGTTCTGAAAATTTAGAAGGTGAAGATACTCTTACTATACTGAATAGATATATAGAAGAAACTGAAATTTCTCTCGATAAAACAGATTTAAAAAATATAATTAAATCAATTTATGTAGAAGCATCTGAGGTACATTAATGTTTATTCTAACTCTAAAAGACGGTGAAGAAGAAGGTGCGTATGCAGTAGAAACAAAATCTGGTGATAAAGTTCTCCAAATTTTTGAAAACTCTGATGACGCAGAAAGATACATTGGTCTTTTGGAGGCAGATAATTTTCCTTCTATGGATGCTACTGAAATAGAAGCTGATCAGGCCATTGCGGCATGTGATAGATTCGGGTATAATTATGTGATAATTACATCTGAAGACTTTGTAATCCCCCCTAATTTTAAATCATATGATTTTATTTAAGAGTGTCACGTATAAAAATTTCCTTGCAGCTGGAAACACTCCAATAACAATTAACCTTAGTGATAGTAATTCTACTTTAATTGTTGGTCAAAATGGTGCTGGTAAAAGTACAATTATTGAAGCTATTGTATTTGCTCTGTTTAACAAATCATTCAGGAAAGTAAATAAAAATCAACTTATTAATAGTATCAATGAAAAAGATTGTGTCGTTGAAGTAGAGTTTTCTATTGGTTCAACTGAATGGAAAATTTGTAGAGGAATTAAACCAACTGTATTTGAAATATATAAAAATAATAAAATTTTAGATCAGTCTTCATCTGCAGTTGATCAACAAAAATGGTTTGAACAATCTGTTTTAAAATTAAACTATAAATCTTTTACACAGATTGTGGTATTAGGTTCCTCAACCTTTGTTCCATTTATGCAGTTGACTGCTGCATCACGTAGAGAAATTATTGAAGACCTTCTGGACATTCGTATTTTTTCTACGATGAATGTTATCTTAAAAGATAGAATTAAATCTTCCACAGAAGAACTTAAAAATTTTGAAAGAGAAATTATTTTCTTGAAAGAGAAAGTAACTATGCAAACAAAACATATTGCAGCTTTAGAAAAAACTGCTAAAAAATCTATTTCGCAAAAAGAAGATAAAATTTTAGAATTAAAATCTAATGTAGAAAATATTGAATTAGAAATTACTTCTTTGTGTGAAAAAATTGAACTTAAATCAAATCAACTTAAAAAATTTGATGGTATAGAATCTAAGATTAAAAAACTTGAAAGAGATATAAACACAAATATAAATTTAATTGCTAGGACTGAAAAAGAAAAAAAATTCTTTGTTGACAATGACACATGTCCAACATGTACACAGACTCTTTCTGAAGATCTAAAACAATCTCAAATGTCAAAGTCTTTGAAACTTATTAATGAAACAAATTTAGTTGTTGAAAAATATAAAGGTAAACTTACCAAGACTACAGAGTTACTTGCAAAACAAGCAGAAATAAATGGTGAGGTTGCAAATTTAAATTGGTCAGTTAAAACTAACTTAAATAATATCAAATCTTCTAACAATCTTGTGGAAGAAATTAAATCTGAAATTAAAGATCTTAAAGAAGATAATTTAAATATTGATGAGGAGAAAGAAAA